AAAACGCTCAAGAGCAGACCAACACCAGGAGAGTTGGCTCGACATGCGTTTGTTCTCTTCTATGATTTCTGATTTAGGGCGGGTCGGAACGGGAAGCAGATTAGCTGGGATTCCTTTGTCCAAACAAAGCTCGACAAAGGCCGAAGGCGCTGACTGGGCGTTGACAAGATAAGTGTATGCTGCCTGCCTGGAGCATCCATACATCTCCCCAATGTCAGAGACATTCATTTCATGATCTATGAGCCACTTTTTTAGTTCTTTCTTGCGGTCAACCATTTTTTGAAATACCTTCTTGGAGTAATCTGTAACTGTATGATTCAGTTTTTTGCTCTCGACTTGAGCTTTAACCGAAAAACCGGTTAACGTGCAAGCAAAAATTCACTTGCAACCAGTTTTTTGCTTATGTCTTTACGCAAACGCCTTGATATAATTGCCGAAGAATTTGAAGGGGGGAGTCGATCAGCCCTTGCTTCAGCCTTGGGCGTGGCTCAATCCACGTTCAACGGGTATTTCTCGGCAGACGGGCAGAAAAAAATCAAAGTCGAGCTGCTCAACCGAATACTTGATTGCTACCCGAATATAAGTAGATCGTGGTTGTTTTTCGGAGAAGGCGGCATGCTCGATGAATGGGACGGCGGCGAAGAAAACACCGTCGCGACCACGCTTGACGGGGATATTGCTGGAGACACCCTTTTCTCGGTCCTGACCACCATCTACTCAAATCTTGACGAGGCCGCAAAAGCTCTTGGCATCTCGTTCAAGGCCCTTGACGCTCACATCGGCAGGAGGCCTGCTCCGTCTTGGGCGATACTCAAACGGCTCGCAAAGGTCGGGATCAATATAAATTACATCCTGACAGGGTCAGGGCCAATTACCACACAGTTTGCTCACTCTCCCTTGGCCGAGGCCGTTACCCAGGTCGAGCAGGCCATGCAAGGCGTGGACGAGATGGACGTGCTCAAGGCCGCCATAGCCAAACTGGAGAGCCGCCACGCAGCCCTTGCCAAAAAGCGCGGCGGCTACGGCACGCAGCTCTCGGCCCGCGAGGCCCGGTTCCACGAAGACCCGGCCGATTACCCCGAGGGCAGCGCCTGCGGCATAGACCAGGACCCGCCCACGCCCAAATGCCAGTATGTCAGTATGACCCCATCGAACCGATCAAAACGGTAAGGCAGGAGGCTGGCACGGACAGAAATTTTTTTTGGCTACAATAATAGAGCCATCGAGTTTTAAACAACAAACCGATACACGGACAAAAGGAGATCACCGTGGGTTACGCCATCTTTTTCCTCATCATGGCCGTCATCGTCGCCATGGTCGCCAACTCCAAGGGCCGCTATGCCTTTGGCTGGTTTTTTTACGGCCTGCTCATCTGGCCCATCGCACTGGTCCACGCCCTGCTGCTCAAGCGCGTCGAGCCTCAACGTATCCAGACCGAAGGTGACGGACATGCGCCGACTCGGCCATGCTCCAACCCCGGCTGTTTCAGGGTGCTCACAGCCGATCAGACGGAGTGCCCTTGTGGCACAACCACCCCCCTGCCCGAGAGGGCATCCGACGAGCGCGAGTGTCCCCACTGCGCCGAGTTGATCAAGGCAAAAGCCATCAAGTGCAAGCACTGCGGGAGTCAGGTCGAGCCGGAGGTGATGGCGTGAGCGGAAAATTATCCGGGCAGATATCCCGCCAAGAATGGCAAGACCGGATGGAGCTTATCCGCTGCGTTGATGACAAATATGTCCCGCAATTCACGGCCCTGCACCGGTCGGTCATCGATTACTCGCTTGCCACGATCAAGGCCGCGCTCCTGCTCAACGGCGGCGGAGCCGTTGCCCTGCTTAGCTTCATGGCGGCAAAGGCCGTACCCAATCCAGCCAGCCTGGCATGCACCCTGGGTCTTTTTATCATCGGAGCAATCCTCGCCGCGCTCACGGCTGGCGTGAGCTACTTGGCGCAAAGCAGTTTTGTAACAGAGGTCGGATGGATGTGGGCCATGGAAAGGGACCCTGGAGATAATAACCACAAAAAAAATGCGTGCAGAGCCCGTTGCGCTGGCCGCTGCCTCCAGGTGCTCGGATGCGGCCTATTCGTGGCCGCCCTGGCCGCCTTCTGCTGGGGATGCCTGTCCGCCTACGCAGTCCTCTCCGGCGTCTCGTGAGCGCGACAATGCGTACTCATGCCATCGCCGCCGCCCTGCTTGCCCTGCTCCTGGCCGTCCCCGCCTGCGCGCAGGATATCCGTGCCGTCCAGCCAGGCGACAGACTCAAAGCCGTTGTGCTCGACGTCACGGACGGTGACTCGCTGGTGGTCGAGGTGCGCGGCCTGCGCGTGGCCGTACGCGTGGCCGGGGTCAACTGCCCCGAGTGGGACGCGCCAGGCGGCGAGGAGGCCACGGCATACACCACGGCATGGATCGCCAGCGACCCCGCCGTGGTGCTCGAAGCCGCGCAGGACTGCTACACGACCAAGCCGGACTGCTGGGACAAATACGGCCGCCTGCTCGTCTTTGTCTGGCGCGGCGACAGCATGCTCCAGGAGGACCTCCTGCGCGCCGGACATGCGGAGGTCAAATACATCCGCACCACCGGCAAATACTATCAGCGGCTCCAATCGGCCGCACGCTGATCACGAGCCGACAGGGACAGGCTCCGCCGGCCACTCCACCGCCCCGGGAAATCCGATCTGATCCGGCACGTCCCGCAGCGCCTGCCGGTAGATTGCCCACGCCTCCTGATCCACCGGCGCGTCAGCAACCTGTGTCCAATCGCTGTTTCGCAGGAGCCTGTCACGCTCGGCGCGGATGGCCGCCGCCGTTGCCTCGTCCCGCGCCGCCTCGTCCACCACGGCCGTGATGATCTCCTCACGGTAGATCAGGTCTTCGCCCTTGGCCCACTCCGTTGTGTAGGCGGTGAATGGTTCACGCCTGAGCAGGATGGCCTCGTTGTATCCGGCGGCGTCGAGTTGCTGGGTGCTGAGCGAGGTAAACGGGTAGACGTATCCGGCGAGTTCGACGCGGGCCGGGGGTGTGATCTTGTAAGTTCCGTCGGGGTATTTCCACATGGTTTTTATTTCCTATGTCAGATTGTTGGTCGGGGTGTCGAGGGACTGTAAGGAGTCAAGGAAGGACTCCCATTTTGCCAGCACGTAGGCCGGTCCAGCCCGGGCCGTCATATTGAGTTTGTAGTATCTGTATGCGATCGAGTTGGAGAAACTAAAAGTTTTAGGCGTACTTGCGGCCCACACCTCGCCAGATGCGCTATGCAATGTGGTCCATGTTGTCCCGTCATTGCTGCCCATCATGGCAAAGGCAGTGGGAGCCATGGTGTGATAGCCGTCAGCGGCAGTCAGGGTATAGTTGGTGAGCACCTTGCCAGCCCCAAAATCATAGATGGCCCAGCCTGGATTCGGCACGGTGTAAAATGAGCCCTGCGCGCTGTAGTCTGTCCTGCTGTTAAACAGGTTGTCGCCGTCGAACCCGTTGAGCCCCGTGCTCCATGTTGGCGTCCCTCCGACAAATGCGGACACCGTGGTCGCGCTCTCGTCAATAACCCAGTCATTGCCGTTGCCGCTTACGTCCGCTCCGAGATCAACCGCGTTGCCGAAATCAAGCCACGCACCGTTGGTCCCGTAGGCCACGCCGCTCGGGTTGCGCGGGATGATCGCGCCGGGGACGTAGTACGACGCTGCCCAGAACCTGGTCGAGTCCACGCCGTCGATGGCCCGCAGATCGGAGTAGAAGCCAACGGCAGAACCGGCGTACTCGGTCAACACGCCCTCGATGAGCTCGTGAAAGTACATCCCGACTGTCCCGGTGTACGACACGCCGGTAGCGCCATCCACTGACACCGTGACGGCGCTCACGGTCTTGGTGATGTCCACGTGGTAATGCTTTGCGGAGTCGGATATCGGCTTGCCGCCGTCCGGCGCACCCGTCAATTTAAACCACAGCGAGATGTGGGCGTCCGTCCCGAGCAATGGGGACGAGGTGAAGCCGTTTTCGATGATGGCGGAGTGCTCGACGACAAAGGGATACATGGGCCCGCCGCCCCTGCCCGCCTCGAATGGTGTCAGAGACATGGCTATGCCTCCACGTTTTGCAGGCTAACGATGGTCTTGCGTCCGTTAAAAATCTCGACAGTAATGCGAATCTCACCGGCCGACGGGTCGGGCGTCGCGAGCGTGCCGTCAGTCTTGTAGCTGGCAGCCATGGTCAAGCTGTAACCGCCAGGATAAACGTGAAAAACAAGCGTCCCTGTCCATCCTGCCGGGAGCGTGATGTCGTCAAATGTGGCATTGCCGGTCAGCGTCCATTTGAGATGATTGCGGGACACGGTCAGCCCGGTCAGGGCCGTGCCGGTGATCGTTTGCGCCTCGTCGCCGTAGAGCGTCTGCAATATATCAGGAGTGTCAGCCTTGAGGATGTCGGGATCGGCCGGCTCGTAGCCAAAACTCGGACCGGTACGCATCATCTCAAGCCACGAGGTCCCCACGCGCTGAAAACCGACAAGGTCGCCCGTGTTTTCCAGGGCGACGTCCGCGCCGTCCACCATGAGCATCTGCCCAACGCCGCCAGCGCCGTGCTTGAGCGTGACCACTCTGCCCGCGTTGACCAGGCCGAGGAACAGCCACGACCCGTCCGGCAGGTTGGTGGTCAGGATCGTGGCGAGGTCGTCCGTTTCCGCCGCCGCCTCGGTGTCGACTATCACGGCACACCTCGTGGGGGTGATCACCCCGCCGCTGACCGTCAGCGTCTCCCGGGGCTGCGCACCTGCGAGCTGCCGTGTCGCCAGCAATATTTTTTCAAAGGCAGTTTTGGCGGCGGCGGTGTCCGTGGCCTGCAAAAGCTCAGCCGTGGTGGGAAATTCACTCATCTCAGTATCCTCCTATTTGGAAATTACACACGGCCGCGACCGAGGTCCCGGACCCGTCCACCGCCTTGACCATGGGACCGTCCACAGACCTGTCGACCAGGACAATCCGCTCGGCCGTGGCCGATTCGTCCAGGGCCGGGACATTGACGTATTCGACAGACCTCCAGGCAACGGCGGTGGGCAGTCTGGTCCCGCCCGGCTCGATGGACACGTCCAGGAGCTTCTCCACGATGTCCGGCACGTCCACGATGATGTCCACGTCGCTGATCGCCCCCCGGGTGGCCCCGGTCGGGATCTCGAACCGAAATTGATATTCCGTTGACTCCACGGCAACCGAACCGGGCCACGGCTTCCATGCAGGCGTGTCCTCGGCGGACCACCAGAACGGATCGGAATCTGCGGGCCAGAACGGCTCGGAATCTGCGGGCCAGAACGGGACCGACGGCATTTTTCTATAAAAAATCCCTATGTTTCCGACTGCGCCGACCTGCACGAGGAGTCGCTCTCCGCCCAGCTCGGGCGGCAGGATGACCGCCGTCTGGTAAACCAGGGCGGAATAGCGATCCTCCGGCCAGAACGGCTCGTCGGCGTCCGGCCAGAACGGCTCGGCATCGGCGGGCCAGAACCCGCTCACGGACTGGGCCGCGATGGCCCCGTCCTCGACCTGTCCGCCGGAGATGGCCCCGGAAAAGACAGGCGCAAACGATATTTTTTCGATGATGTTCTCCACCGCCGGATCGCCCAGGTTGGTGATGACGTGGCGAAAGCTCTCCGACTCGTTGCCTGAGGCGTCCACCGCCCAGACCATAAACGTCATGGTGCCGCCGGAAAAACGGGATATGTCCATCGAGGCATCGGCCAGCAGCCCGTCATGGGCGGGCACGCCAGCCCCGGCATACGGCCTGACGCCTGGCGCGTAGCGGACGCGATATCCCGCATGGGTGACGGGCTTGTCCGGGTAGTCCCACAGTATCCTGCCGCCCTCCACGGACACGGGGCCAACGGCGGGCGGCAGGTTGGTATCGCCCTCGACCGTGTGGTGGTAGGCTGTCGTCCAGACCGACGTCTTGCCGCCTGCGGCAACAGCCCTCACTCGAAAATCATAGAGCATCGACTCGTGCAGGTCGGCCACAAACGCCGTGCGCACGTCGAGGGAGTGGACGCCGCCGTCCTCCCACACCTCGTTGATCGACGGCTTGTACTGGAGCTGCCACCCGCTCAGCGGGACGCTGTCCGAGCTCATGGACACGGACACCGCCGCACGCACGGACAGGGAACCGTCGACACGGCGAACCATCACGGTCTCGTCCGAGACAACGGTGGTGATGGACGGAGCCAGCGGCCTGCCGATGACGGCATCAATCGGCCGGTGGATCTGCGGGTCGAACGCCGGGACCGGCCCCTGGTCGCTCGAAAAAACGCCCGGCGCATACGGCCTGGCCGTAATCTTGGCAGTGGCGTCGCGTCCGTGCTCGATCTTGGTGACGATGGCGTCGATGCCGACAGGCTGCTCGGCGTAGCCGAACGAGATCAGCTCCCCGCCGCGCGGCGAAGCGGTCGGCGCTATCGGATCGGCAAAAACAATGGTCGAGACCTTGGAATCCACCCCCGGGGAGACGAGAAACGCCTCCACCAGCGTGCCGTCCATGAGCCTGATCTTGCAGGCGTAGGACTTTGCGGACAGCATGGTCCACCGGCTGTCGATGTCTGCGGAGAGGGCATAGCCGTCGTCGTCGTAGACCACCGGCTCGTAGGCCACCTGGTTGCCGTCATCGTCAAAATGCGTGGCCCTCCGGCGAACCCTGGCCGAGCCAAGGGCGGAGCGGATGATCCTGGAGACCAGCGTGACGCGCGCCCCGCGCCGGTAGCGCAGGTTTTCGATACCCTGGTTGAACGTGTAGAGCTCAGGCCGCAGCTTGGCATCTGCCAGGTGAAACCGGGCGATTTTCCATGCCAGATCGGCATCGGTGACAAACCGGAGGTCAAGGTCCTCGAACAGCGTGGCCGTGGTCTTGTCGTAGCCGTCGGCATAGACGATGCGCTCGGCCTCGATGTACCCGGCGGACGCGTCGACGTAGCGCACCCGCAGCGCATGCGGGTGGTCAGGAAACGCTTTTTGCCACTTGAATCCCCACGAGTTGCGCGGCGTGATCAGCTGGACAGACCCCGCCTTGTGCCAGTCCACGGACACGCCGAACTTGTTGTCGACCTTGGCGCGGCTGGCGCGGCCGACGCTGGCGATGTCGTGCAGCAGGGTCCCGATGGTGGCGCGATAGTCGCGGATGCCGTTGACGGTCCACCCCTGCTCCTCGCACAGCGCGGCCCAGGCCGTCAGGCCGTCAAGGTCGTAGCGGGCAGGATCCGTGATGCGGTAAAATTCCGAGCGCTGCCTGCCGTAAAGAGTGTTGACGTAGGCCCACGCCGGATTGTCCGACCGCTGATATTCAAACGCCGCCCCGGTCCAGACCGGGAGATAGGCGTGGGCCATGCAATTAAAATCATCAAGGGACCCACCCGTGCCGTCGTCCTCGATGCGCAGGTCGATCACGGCCATGGGCGGGAGCATGTCCAGATTAAGCCCGGCGTTGTAGGCCACGGATCGCAACGTCGGGATGAAGGTCTGGTACTGGAGCTTGCCGTCGTCGTCATCGTCGCCAGTGATCCGCTGCCACTGGATGTCGTACTGCCCCGCTTCCGGGACTTCGAACTCGTAGGTAAAGCGCCGCTCGGACTCGTACAGGCCGCTCACGGACAGGGTTCCGTCCGCGCCGATGCCGTCGATGGGCGGCACCAGCCACGTCTCCGACCCGACAACGCGATACTTGACCCTGAACGCGACCGTATTTTCCTTGCGCCCGCCCGCCGCGTCGATGGTGAAAAGCCGAGGCATCCCGAGGTCGAAGCTGATCCGCCGCGTTGCGCCCTGCGTGCGCCGCTCGATCGTCCCAGCCGCCTCGGTCAGGGCGATGGACAGCCCCTCCTCGTGGATGTCGTTGCCGCCCGCGAACAAGCCGGGCACACCGTCGCCCTCGAACCCCTCGACATGCTCGATGGTGTGCTCAAACTCGTCCAGCGGCGTCTCGCCCAGCTTGAACTCGTCGAACGCCACAGGCCCGATCAGGCCGAAGCGATAGTTGAGATAGCGCTTTTCGCCCACGATCTCGGTGTACGGCTCGGCCAGCAACGGCGGATAGATGCGCACGCTGCCGCCGACCATGTGGGCATACGGCTCGTATTTCATCAGCCGGTTGCGCACGCCGGTCATGGAATATGACCGGTTTGATGTGGACATGTCCGGCGATCCGCCGGCCGATACCTTGGGCGACTGCGGCGGAGCCAGGGCGTTGACCGCCATGCTGCCGAGCATCATGATGCCGCCGCCAACCGCCGCCTTGGCCAGCGAGCCGATGGTCAGGGCCGAGCTCCAGCCTATGCCGTTGCCGAGAGCGGTCTGCGAGGCCCAAAAACTGGCCGCAGGCGCGGCCCACGCAGCCGCCGCGATCACGGCGATGGACAGAGCCATGGAGAGCGGACTCTTGCCTCCACCGCCGCCACCGCCGCGTGCCACCACGCGGACGCCAAGCAGCGAGCCGGGCGGCGGCACGACGTATGCGGCGTCGGCCGCCCGCACCAACCGGTGCGACGTGCCGTGCTCCAGGGAGATGACGGCATGCACGCCCGGCTTGAGCAGATAGCCGAACCCCTGCGACTCCAGGATGGCCGCGACGCTCCCACCGGACGGGACGCTTCGGCTCTCCCTGGCAAAATCGACGGGATGCCGCAGGACGTGCAGATCAACGGAGGGTGGCAAATGACTCATGACGGTATATCCCCATGATTCTCCGCTCCCATCGCAGGCAGCGGAAGGGTTCGCAGACCGAGTCATAGCCCCGGCCGATGTGCAGCATCATGCCGCCGCCGACGCTGATCCCGTAGTGGATCGGCTCGGAGCTGCGCAGCCACAGGATGTCGAGACAGGCTCCGCCCGTCCCGTCCCTGACCGGTAGCCAGCCAATGGCGGCCGTGTCGAACTCCTCGCAAAATTTCGCCAGGGCCGAGGCATCGCCGCCGCTGACCCAGGCCACGGACAGCTCCGGCAAAACGATCCCGGCCCGGACGCGCAGGACGTGGGCGACCAGACCGTAGCAGTCCAGCCCGCCATCGGCGGCCAGATCGCGGCCACCCTCGCGGAACCGCAGGCCGACAAACGGCTCAGTCCAGGCTGGCGCGTCAATCATTCGAAGGCCCCCGGAGCGGTTCCAGGCGTCAAGTAATAATCGCAGGCGGACATGTTGAGCAGGTCGTCCCATTTGACGGTCAGGGTCACGGTCTCCAGGTCGGCCTCTGACTCGCGCAGGGTCATCTCAAACGGCCCGGCAATGATCAGCTCGGGGTCGGATGCCTCGGAAAACCACCCGCGCACGAGCGGGCCTGACGAGATCGACCGCAGCAGGTCGACCGGGTTTTCCTCGCCGTCCACGCCTTCCCAGTCGAAATTGGCGCAGGTCAGCTTGACGTCGGCCACGGCCTCGGCGTCATCGTTTGGCAGGGAGAGCGAAAACGGAAAGCGCTTGAAAACATTGCCCTCGAAAACCACGTCGCGAACGGAGCTGACCAGCCGGACCGGCGCGGGCAGCTCCGGGTGGGTGGCCTCCACGAGCAGGACGGCCACGGCGTCCGAGTATTGTGAAAACAGCGCCTTGAGCCGGGCGCTGCTCATCTCCCTGATCTCTGTCACGGCAACACCTCCAGCGTCATGGTCAGCGTCCACCACTGCCCTGATTTATGTGCGAATTTCCACCCCTGGACGAGTATCTCGCAGGAGTATCCCTCGGTCGGATGAACCCAGTCGAACGGGAGCGATCCGTAGCCCAGGGCGTCACGCCACCACGCCTTGAAAGCGATCTTTTGCGCCAGGGTGAACAGCATGGTGACCGGGATGAGCTCGCCCGCGTCGACGTCATTTTGCCGGGCCATTTTCGGCCCCTCGTCCACCGGGTTGGTGATGATGTTGTTCTCCGGCGACTCGGTGTGCCCGGGACTCTGGACATGCTGCGGGAAGCCCGGCAGCCAGATCGCGTTAGCCATCAGCCCATCCTCCTTGATGCCCGGGCTATCTCCGCGTCGAACCGCCCCCGGGAAAAGGCATCGTCGACCACGTCGGTGATCAGCATCTCGATCCCCGCCGTGCCGCCGTCCTGTCCCGTGGTCCGCCGGACCTGGACCTTGCTCTCGGTGCGGTTTTCCACTTTCACGGGGACTTCGACCACGACCCCACGCCCGGTCAATCCTGCGGCCACGTTGCTCTGCTGGGCGGCATTGAGGATCAGCTCGCCGTCGCGGGCGATGATGGCCCGCTCGCCGGGGCCGACCCCGCCGCCCTCGTGGTAGCGCGGCGCGCCGTCAAAGATATCGGCCGGGACCATGCGCGCCGGAGCCGGACCGCCCACCACGCCGCCCTCGTGGAAGATGGACGAAAAAAAGTTGCCCACGCCGGACCCGATGGACCCGATCACGTCAAACCCGCCGCCACCGCCTGAAAAACCGCCCATGAACATGTCCTGCAACGGGTTCATCACGTAAAAGTCGAACAATTTCTGCATGAAGGAGTCCACGGCGCTGTTACCCGTGGAAAATGTCGAGACGATGGACCGCGAAACCTCGTCGAACGACTGCTTTGCCTCGTCGCCGAACTCGCCAAACGCCAGCTTCCACCTGTCAACGTCGTCAAGCATCCGCCGGGTCAGCTCGTCGAGCTGCTTGCCCTGCCAGAAATCGGCATCCGCCTGGCTCACGCCGTCGGCCACCATCTGCCTGGCCTGGGTCTCGATGCGCTGCCGCTCGACGTACTCCTTGCCCAGCCTGGCCTCGTCGAGCTGCTCGCGCCATCTCGCCAGCCGCGTCTCGCGCGCCCTGGCTTCGCTCTCCGCCTTGCTGGCGGCTGTTTTCTCCAGGCTGGCCTTGTCCGCTGCGGATTTTTTGTCGGCCGCGTCGCGCTCTTTTTGCGCCAGCTTCCTGGCCTGCTCTGCGGCCTCATCCGCCTGGACCTGCTCGAGCACCTCGTAGTCTTTCGCCCGGCTGGCTGCGGCGGCCTTGCCCTTGTCGTGGATGACAAAGGTGTCGCGCATGTCCGAGCCCTCTTGCAGGGCCTTGACGCGACGCAGCCTGTTCTCCAATTCGGAGAGCTTTCCGTTGGCTTCATCGAGCGCGGCCTGGGTGGCCCCGGATCCGCTCCAGTCGATGAGCCTCCCCTCGGCACCCTCTTCCCGCAGAGACTGCACCAAGTTGCGAGCGACCTCGACCTGGTCCGTCAGCAGGGATATCTCGTCGTCCAGGGAAAATCCTCCAGACAGGTCCTTGATGGAGTAGGACATGGCCCGGATGAGCTCGGTCAATTCGGAGACGGCGGCCGAAGCCGCGTCGGTGTTGGACATGGCCTCCAGCAGATCGCGCCACTCGTAAGACATGGTGTCGATTACGCCGAGCAGCCCCTTGGCCTCGCCCTCGGCCGCGCCCTCGAACTGCCCGCGCAGGACCTCCATGATTTTTGCCTGAGCCCCGGCCAGGTCGTTGGTCTCGGCCATGGCCTTGATCACTGCCTGCTCGGTCTCGGTGAAGCTGACGCCCACCCGGCGCATGGAGTTGAGCCCGGCGATGGGGTCTTCCAGGGCCTTGCCCAGCATGGTGGTGGCGCTGGTCAGCGACTGGCCGGTGACCACGCTCATGTCCTGGGCCAGGGTGATGGACTCGCGGAACGTCTCGCCCGTCACGGATTTGAACGTCTGCATGACGTTGATGGCATCCATGATCTGGTTGCGGTCGCCCAGGGTCACCAGGTCGCGGTCGCGGGCGAGGTTGTCCAGCTCCGTGGCGGTCAGCCCTGCGGCATATCCGGTGGATTTGAGCAGCGCCTCGGTGCGTCCCAGCCGTTTTTCCCACTCCGCCATGGACATGGTGCCGGAGTAGAGCACCGTGGAGACCATGCCCAGCGCCGCGCCCACGCCGATGCCGATGGGGCCGAGCGCCGCCAGCGTCTGGCCGAACACCCCGGCGCGCCCGGCCGCGCTCTCGCCAGCCTTGCCGAACCGGTCCCAGACCGTGGTGGCTTTTTTGCCCTCGGTCTGGGTCCGCTTCAAGTCGCGGTTGAGCTGGTCAAACTCCTTTTGCGAGGTGTTGACAGCCTTGATGGTGGTCTCGACGACGGTTCCCGACATTTTTTCCCCTTAATCTGGACAGGTTGCGCACACCTCGGCAAGCGCGTTGCCAAACTCGGCCCGGTAGGCCTCGACTGATTCGCCCTCGCAGTAACCGCCCACAGGCTGGTCGCGCCGCGCGCGCCGCTCCTCACGCCACTGCACGCCCAGGAACGCGAGCACCGCCTCCTGGTAGACCTGCTCGCGGAGCCTCACCTCGAGGCAGGCTCCGACGTCTCCGTAGCCGCAGGACCAGAGGATTTCTCGCCGCTTGAGGGGGCAGCCTCCGGCGAGGGCGGCGACGTGTCGCTCGACGGTGTCGAGGGCGTCGCCCCAGGTGCGGGCTTCCGCCCGAGACCGCTCGGCAGGATCATCGCGGCCAGGACGTTCATCGTCCGCCCGGCCTTGATCAGTCCTTCCGGGGTCTCCATGCCCGGTTGCGCGAAAAAATCCGTCAGCACCTCGTCGTGCAGGCCGGGCTCGGCGTCCCAATCGATGGCCCGGGCGATGGCGTCCAGGTCGCGGTCTGCCGGATGCACGCCGCGCGGCGTGATCAGCCCGGCCACAAACCGGCCCGCCTCGTCCCGAAGAAACCGTTGCAGGTCGTCGGTGCTCCGCACGCGCTCGCCCGCGTCGCGACAATAAAAGGAAACGTGGCGCAACAGGCCGAATGTGGGCCGCAACAGCTCGTAAACGGTATCGCCGATGGTGTATTTTTTGATCTCCATGCGTGGCTCCTAGAAAAAGACGAGGCGCAGCTCGTCATCGCCGCTGACGCCCTTGAGCTCGAAATTGAGCGAGTTGGTCATGGTCCCTTCGCGGTCGCCGTAGGGGGTGGTCACGTGCTGGATTGCCGGGGCCTGGATGTAGATGCGGTTTCCGGGCTGGGAGCCGAGAAGGAATCGCAGGGCGGCCAGGGTCCCGCCCACCCACTCGCTCCAGGGGTTGTAGTCGCCCAGGGCCACGGCCTTGGGGTCCACGCTGCCGGTGGGCGTGCGGTCGGTAATGATGTAGGTGTGCAGGCCGTCGGGCGCGTTGACGTCCTCGTCCTTGGTCAGGACGTTGCCCTGGGCCAGGGTGATCTCGTTGATGCCGGTCGGCTCGTAATCGCCGATCATCAGGCCCAGGTTGACGCACAGCGGCGGCTTGTCCGTGTTCAGGACCGGGGTGGGGTTGACCTCCTCGACCGGCACGGCGAACCGGCCGCGCTGGGTGAACGACAGCTTTGCGGGCTGGCCCACGGGCATGGACAGGGAAAAATCGGATCGACAGCCGGCCACGGTGAACTTGTGCCCGGCGCGATAATAGACCGTGGTCACCGACTTCATGGCGTCGGGGTCGGAGACCGGGGTGTACTGGTGCCCGGTGACAGGGCCAGCCGTGGCCACCGCCGTGGCGGACGAACTGCCGCCGGTCAGGGTTTCGCCGGACTCGAACGTGCCGGTCACTCCCTCCAGCAGCAGGCCGCCTGCCACGTGGGCGATGAGCGTGCCCGTGGCGCTGGACGTGCCGCCGTCAACGGCCTCGCCCTGCGAAAACGTGCCCACCACGGAGCCGCACTCGACAAATACCACGTCCGAGCGCGCCATGGCGCAGGACTGGAGCAACGCGGAGAAATCAGGCTCGGCCACGGCGCTGCCGGTGATGCCGCGTCAGCCCGGTCACCAGCTTGCCGATGGCGTGCGGCTGCTTGGACAGGGTGTCGGACAGCCTGTCGTCGGCCACCTTTTCGCCCTCGGGGGTGATCTCCGTGCCGATCAGGGCGAGCACCGCGTCGGTGGACGGGCTCGGGGTCTCGGCGGTTCCGGTCTCGCTTTCAATCTTGTCCAGGAGCACCTGGCGTCTGGTCAGCTTGGTCATGTCTCCCTCCTAGAGGATGCTTTGCTCCCGCACCCGATAGAGGCGGAAACTCATGAAAAATTGTGTCCAATCAACATCATCCGGCATGTACGGGTCCTGATCGAACGGCCAGCCGCCCTCGAGCAGGGCGATGGACGCCACGCGCTCCACCAGCCCGGCCAGATCGTCGAGCAGGGCCACGGCCGCTATGCACTCCACGCCGTCCTCGTCCGCCACCGCCTCGGCCCCCTGCATGGACAGGTAGATGCCAAGCGGCGCGACGTGCTCGATCTGGTTGGGGTCCTTGTCGCTGCGGTTGTGGGTGGAGACGCCCCAGCCCACGCACGGCAGCTCCGTCTCGTCGGGCAGAAATCCCGGCGGCATCTCGCGCCGCACGGTCAACGCCTGCCCGGGAAAATTGTCTGCCATCCACGCGATGATGGCCGGGTCCGTGGCTATCGCCTTGCACACGGCGTGGCGCGCGGCGGTAAAATCACTGCTCATCCCTTCAACCTCCTCGCCCGGTCCAGGTTGGACTTGAGCAAAAACTCGATTTCGTGGCGCAGGTTTTTCTGCAAGCGGTCGTCGATGCGGCGGCGCAGCCTGCGCTGCAAGGCTCCGCGCTGGAGATAGCCGATGAAGCCGACCCCCGAGAGCTGCTTGATGGGCAGACGCGGCGAGCCGGAGACGCGCTTGAAAACACCGACCTGCCCTGACGGCGTCCGCACCAGGAACGACCCGGCAACAACCTTGCGCTGCCCTCGTTTTTTGATATGAACCGAGACGCCGCGCGCGGGCCTGCGTCCTCCGGGACGCGACGGGCGCGGTGAATAGTTGATCAGCGAGATGCCGTGCTTGCCCCGCGCAACGAGGGTCGCCTGCTGGTTGCCCCAGGTGGCCCGCTTGATGGACAATCCGTCGCGGATAGCCTTGGCCTTGAGGTTGAGCTCCTGGCGGATCAGGGTCACGGCATCGGTGCGCGCGCCCTGGGCGGTCTTGTTCAGCG